CAAGGCTGTAACAGCTAAGTTGCTCGAAAATACAGAAACAGCTCTTCGTGAAGAGAAGGCACAAGCTGGTTTCCTTAATGAAAATAATGTAACAACTGCAGCTGTTGATAAGTTCGATCCAGTTCTTATCTCTCTTGTACGTCGTGCAATGCCTAATCTCATCGCTTATGATGTAGCCGGTGTTCAGCCAATGTCTGGTCCAACTGGTCTCATCTTCGCAATGAAGGCTCGTTACAATAGCTCTTCGCCAGAAGATCTTATCACTACTACTGATGATGAGGCACTCGGTCTTGCTGAGCCTGATACCGCATTCTCTGGTCCTCACACTACAGCTGTTGGTGAAGCACTTGGTGCACCAAGTGGTACAGCTTTCGGTGACATGGGCTTCACTATTGAGAAGGCTGCTGTTGAAGCTAAGACTCGTGGTCTTAAGGCTGAATACACAATGGAACTTGCACAAGACTTGAAAGCTGTTCATGGTCTCGATGCAGAATCTGAGTTGGCTAACATCCTCTCGACTGAAATCCTTGCTGAAATCAATCGCGAAGTTATCAACACAATCAATACAGTGGCTAAGCCTGGTGTCGAAAATGAGTCGCCAATCGATAATGACTTCGATCTTGCTGCTGATGCAGATGGTCGCTGGGCTGTTGAGAAGTTCAAGAGCTTGATCTTCCAAATCGAAATCGAAGCTAATAAGATTGCAACTGAAACACGCCGTGGTAAGGGTAATTTCATTATCTGCTCCAGCAACGTGGCTTCTGCTCTTGCAGCCGCTGGTCAACTTGACTACACTCCTGCACTTGCCGCTAAGCTTAACGTAGACGCAACTGGTAACACCTTCGCTGGTGTTCTTAATGGTCGCATTAAGGTATATGTTGATCCATATGCTCTAACCGATTATGTAACAGTTGGTTATCGTGGCACGAGCGCTTATGACGCTGGTCTCTTCTACTGCCCATACGTACCACTTACTATGGTTCGTGCAGTTGATGAAAGCACATTCCAACCTAAGATTGGATTCAAGACTCGCTATGGCATGACCAAGAACCCATTCGTTGAAACTGTACAAGGTGCATCTGTAACTGATGCTGGTGTTGGTTCAGCCGATCTGAATCCATACTTCCGTACATTCACCGTGAGCAACATTAACTTGTTCTCCGGTGCTTAATTAATATTTAATTAATTATTTTTGAAGGGGTCTCGAAAGAGGCCCCTTCTTTTTTGTGTATAAATAGTCATATGAGTAATCTAACAAACAATTACAACTTCCTTTCTCCAACGGGATTCAAGTTAGTTATCAATCGAAACACTCTATCGAATCTTGAGTATTTTGCCACTAGTGTAACACTTCCAGGTTTATCTTTAGGTCAAGTTGAAACACCACATAGACAGTATAAGGGTTATATCTCTGGTGATGTTACGTTCGATGATTTTTCTATTCGAATCGCAATGGACGAAGATATGAATGTTTATAAAGAACTTTATGATTGGGTTATGAAGCACAGAGATACAACTGATCCTATTGTATATGATGCTACACTTATGGTTCTTACCAATCACAACTTACCCAATAATAAGATTCAATTCACTAATCTATTTCCAACCAGTGTTAGTGGATTAGAGTTTAGCACACAGGCTACTGATGTGGAATATCTACAAGCTGATGTGACATTTAGATACGACTATTTTAAAATCCTATAAATAAAACTATATTATGATGAGTTTAAATGATATCCTTGAATCTTGGAAGAAAGATTCAGTAATCGATGAGCATGCTTTAGATGATGTAACTATTGAAACATCAAAGTTGCACGCTAAATATCTTGAGATATTCACATTATCCAAGTTGCAACTGAGGAAAAAGGAGATGGAACTAGAGCAGATTCGTAAAGATAAGTGGCTCTATTATACAGGAAAGATGACTCAAGCCGAGATGGATAAAAGAGGCTGGGCTTATGATCCTTTCCAAGGTATGACTAAGCCTCTTAAATCTGAAATGGAAATGTATTATAGTACGGATGCAGATATAGTTAAAGCCAGATCTGCGATTGAATATCAGAAATCAATCATTGATTCTTTGGAAGAGATTATGGGTAATATTCGCTGGAGGCATACTCACATCAAGAATATTATCGACTTCCGCAAGTTTACTTCTGGTATTTGACAAACAATTCTAGTTAGATGTCGTTTCGATTAAATCTATTATAATGAATTTGATATAGTGAGTAAAGAAGAATTTGATGATTTCAATTAATAAAAAGAACGAAGCATTGCTTTACATCACTTCGGATGATTCTGGTATCTTGATGGAGCTGGGGGAGTACTTTACTTTCTTTGCAGATGGATATAAGTGGATGCCAGCATATAAGAACAAACTCTGGGATGGCAAAATTAGACTTTATAATCGTATGAATAGTACCATTCCTTATGGTCTATTAAATGAAGTTCTTCAATTTGCAAAAGATCGGGGTTATCAAGTAAATCTTTCGAATGAGATTGAAAACAGATTCTCTTATGACGAATCATATATTGATTCCTTGCCATTGTGCTCTGGAGGAAAAGAGATTGAAGCAAGAGATTATCAGAAGAAAGCATTTGAATTTGCGACAGAGAATGGAAAAGCAATTCTAGTATCTCCAACTGGTTCTGGTAAGTCTCTTATTATCTACATGCTGATTCGTTATTATCTTCAAGAGGAACTTAATAAGAAAGTCATCATTGTTGTTCCAACCACTTCACTGGTTGAACAGATGTATAAAGACTTTGCGGATTATTCAACTAATGATTCTGACTTCGATGTAGAAGAAGATGTACACAGAATCTATTCTGGTAAGGAAAAGACATTTGATCAATCTGTTGTTATCACTACATGGCAGAGTGCTATTAAATTACCTCAACAATGGTTTGAACAGTTTGGATGTATCATTGGAGACGAAGCACATACATTCAAAGCAAAATCTCTCACAACGATTATGAATCGATTGATTCATGCTGAGATGAGAATCGGAACAACTGGTACTCTTGATGGAGGACAGGTGAATGAGTTGACATTGATTGGTAACTTTGGGCCTGTGTATAAAGTAACCACGACACAAACTCTAATTGATTCTGATACTCTTGCTGATTTGAAGATTCAGTCTCTTGTTCTTAAATATAGTGATGAAGTTCGAAAAGCATTTGGTAAACAGAAATATCAAGATGAGATTGATTTCATTGTATCACACGAGAAACGGAATCGATTCATTACTAATCTGGCTCTTGATCAAACAGGTAATACCTTGGTTCTCTATAATCTCGTGAAGAAACATGGTGAACCTCTATTCAAAGAGATAAGAGATAGAGCAGGAAAGAGAAAAGTATTCTTTGTATCTGGCTCAGTAAATGCTGAAGAAAGAGAAAAGATTCGTACAGTCACAGAGAAGGAAAAGAATGCAATCATTGTCGCTTCTGTAGGTACATTTAGTACTGGGATAAATATAAGAAATCTTCACAATATTATTTTCGCATCTCCAACAAAGTCACAGATTCGAGTTCTTCAATCCATCGGTAGAGGTTTGAGAAAGAGTGAGAATGGACAGGGAACAGTGGTCTATGATTTAGCAGATGATCTATCTTGGAAAAAGAGAAAGAACTACACACTGAATCACGCTGTTGAAAGAGTAAAGATATATAATAAAGAGAGGTTTAATTATCAAATACACGAAGTACCTTTATGATTAATATGATTGAAAAAATACTGGATGCAGACATCTACACCTATCGTCTCACAGATGGTAGTTACATCGTTGCGGAAGAAGTGGACATCGAAGAATCGAAAGAATACAGTAATACAATATTTGTAACTCTTCCCGCACAGATAGTCTATACAGAAGAAGGATATCATATCGTCGAATGGAATCTCTCTTCTCTACATGATCTAACCGAATTGAATGCTGACAATATAGTTAGTCGTTCGGAGGCCCTATTCGAATTAAAAGCACATTACTTCAAATACATTCTTCTTAATAAAGAAAGACA